AGTTATTTAAACTTCTTAAATAGCCATTATCTAAGTCAAGCCGAATACGTTCATCCGAACTACTGATATACCCTTTTTTAAACATCACTGCCCCAGTGTCAAGATTGATATTAAGACTTTCACCCAATATCTCGCCTGCACGAATTCTGTTAGCACTTAGATATCCAGTAACAATATTGTTTGCGTTCAAATTAATTATATTGACGTTAGCAGCGTTTATGGTGCCGTTAATAATATTAGTCGCATCTTTTCCAGCAATATCGCTAACCGCTTCTTGCCACGCACCATCATGAAAAATCCACATTACAACATGAATTCCAACTTGCTGGTACCAAATATCACCTTCTTTGTTACCAGCAACTGTAATTGGGTTATCCGCACTCCATCCCACAGTGTTAGAGTTATTGGCTGCTTTTTTTAAAATACTACGATCAATCACGGTGATCTGGCTACCAATATTGTCAATCTTGTGTTCGATATCTGGTGTGCTACGCTGGTTTGATTTAAAAGTTAAAGTCAAATATTGCTTAGTAGCTGGCGACCATGTATAACCAGTCATACGAGCTTTAACGTTTAGGTCGTCCTCATCATGAATGAAAGTGGCTGTATCACCCGGATAAACCTTTGTGAAGACGGCTGAATTCTTATATTCTTCCGTGTCTTCTAATGTCACAACATTTAACTCATAAGTGTAATTAGGATCATCAATGTGGTTTACATCAAATTCCCGCTTAGCAGCGGCACGGAGTGCAGCCAACGCCTCATCCATTGGCAAGGCGTCATCATCAGTGGAGCTGTCAGCCGAAACCGAGTCTTCATCAATCGCCTTAACGTCTGAATAGGTGATCTTAGCGATACGAGGGCTGGCATAATTATTAATTAATGGACTATCTACATACTTTTCAGGTAAGAACAAACCGTTATAGCCCTCAGGCATGATCCGAGTCACCGTATCGCTTAAATCTGCTGTAGCCTTATAGCCCAACAGATTTTTCCTGTTGCGGAAAATCACACCGCGATCTTGTCCTAGTTGATCCACGTGGTTGAAGTGGAAATTGTCCCACTCAAACTCGCCGCCCCAACGACTCAAAACCGTATTATCATCTGTACCAATCAAGGCAGCTATTACACTCATACGCACAATTCGTGCCGTGGCAACATTTCCAACCGTTGAACTGTAAGTGAATTCATTTGGGAATTGTGTTGAATCCATAATCTGGTTCACAGCCCCGCTGCCATCCTTACCAACCACGTTAGTGTCCTCTACAAAGTTTTGCATTAAATCCCAAAACACGTGATAGGCGTGCACCGTAAGAACACCCATAGACTTCTCAACTGAACTGATTCTGAATGCTTGGTCGTCATAGCCGGGAACCGGTGCGGTTACTAGCATTTCATTTTCAATTGCCAAGCCATGCTTAGCGAAAAGCGGGTAGTCAAACGAAAAATCATATTGTGCATTCACTGTCCATGTAATGGTGTCGTTGTAAACCTCTGCTAACACCCGACCATTATGCCCCAAAAAGTCCCGTTCATCGCGTCCATATAGCTGAATCATAGCCAAGCCCACCTTCCTTCAATTTCAATGCTGCTGACGTTCTGGTCAAATGTGATGATATTATTTCCCGGATCAACGCGGGGGTAAGCGCCATTCATTTGCTCATCATAAATTACGTTGTCGTTACCATGAACTACCGTCATATGCCAAGAATCAATTGTTAAATAGTCTTTGACTTTAAGCAAAGTTATTTGCTTACCATTAAGGCTGAATTTAATCGTTCCCATGCCATACACGGTTATCAAAGGATCACTGGCAATTGTACCGGGATTAAAGAATTGAACGCCGTCAGCAATCGCTAAGGTAGTGCCAGTTTGATACCAAAAAGGATCAAGCGTAAAAGTCACCTTGACTGTTCCCACTACTTCAATCTCACCAGCAGACGCCGAATCAATTTCAACACTTTTAATAATTCGATAAAAATTGCGATCGTCTGAAAATACAAGGCGGCTAGAGTTGATGGCCCATGCATTCAGTCGTCTTAAAACATCGTTAAAACCCTGTTGAGATACAACGCCGGGAAGTAATTCAGGTACAACCGTGAATTCTGCCGTCATCACAACATCACCCCAACCCTGTTTTTGCGTCAAAGAGCCATGGTAGCTGCCTGGCACGGAGGTGGTAGCGATCACTTGCTGTGCTGTAGGGATTTCTGGCTTACTAGCAAGGATAATTCCCAAGCTCTCATTACCAACGTTGTCCAAAAAAATCTGCATTAGAAATTACGCCTCCCTCTGCTGAATCCACTCGTTGCGTCCTGCTGACTTAGATATCCTGACACATAAGGCCCGGCAATGCTTGCGAAAGTTCGTCCATCAATTTGCAGATAAATAGGTTGGTTTGTCTTACCACCCATAGCCTTAGCGATACCATCGCCAATGCCACCTAGTGTTTCTGCATTAAGTGGTAAAGCTGCTTCCGGCCCGACGTCACCATAGCCATTAAAACCGCCTTGGGCGTTAGCAAAGACCGTTGGCTGCGTAAAGATACCACCTTTGGCGTACCAGTCAACGCTTAAGTGCGGTACCGATGGCGGCTTTAAACTGAATGATCCGGTTAAACTAAAATGCGGCAGTGGTGGCATCTCAATACGTGGGAACCGTAAATGAAGACCACTAAACCAGCCTTTGATACGATTAATGACACCGGAAATGGTATTAGCAGCTGATTTAATCGGATTAATCATTGCATTCTTGATGGAATTCCAAACGGAAGTCGCCACCGACTTAATTCCGTTGAACACACTAGAAGTCGTGGACTTAATCGCATTCCATGCGGATTTAACACCCGACTTAATGGCATTGTAAACCCTGCTAATTGCTGACTTGATGCCATTCCAAGTGCTACTTGCAGTCGACTTGACTGAGCTGAACACTGAACTTGTTGTACTTTTAATCGAGTTCCAAGCGCTCTTTACACCACTCTTAATAGCGTTATAGACCTTAGCAATGGCTGACTTAATCGAGTTCCACACGCTGTTTGTCGTTGATTTAACTGCGTTCCAAGCTGATTTGGTTGTGTTTTTGATACTATCCCAAGCACTCTTAATACCAGACTTGATTGCGTTATACACCGAAGCAATTGCGCTCTTAATAGAGTTCCACACGTTCGATGTGGTCGTCTTAACAGCGTTCCAAGCGGAGCTCGTCGCGTTCTTGACCGCATTCCAAGCACCAGTTACGCCCGACTTAATCCCATTCAATACTTCGGTAATCTTCGCTTTAATGGCGTCCCAAGCGTTGGATGTGGCTTCTTTTAAGCTATTCCAAACACCCTCCAACCATTTTGAGATGGATCCCCAGTTTTTAATGATAAGCACTAGCGCAGTAATTGCCGCGCCAACCGCTAAAATGACCGGCATAAACGGCGCAATCGCTGAAATTAGTCCACCAAAGCCGGATACAACCGCCGCTAAAGCCGTTTTAAGGATACCGAATCCGCCGCTTCCTAACGCAGTGATTATTGGGCTTAAAGCACTAAAAACCCCTTTAGCCGAGATGACCGCCGGAGCAATTGCCGTTAATCCTGCTACAATCCCAGCCAGGGCCAAGATCAATGTTCGTACAGGAGCGGGGGCACTAGAAATACTTTTAACCAGGTTAGCAATCCCAGTAACAACCGGCGTTAATCCTTCAACGATTGTCGCAAAGGATCCAGACAGATCATTCAAAGCACCCTTCAAGTTTTCGGAATTAGTATGCTTAGTAGCCTTGGAAGCAGCACCGTCAATTTTCTCAACTCCATTAGCAGCTGCTAGCAGAGCGGCTGAAGGTGCTTGCCCCAAATCTTCAAACTGCGTTCCTAAGTCCTGTACGGCCTTCTTAGCTTTTCCCGCTGGCATGTCTTCCAAGCTTTTGCCGACAGCTTCCATAACGTCTTTAGTGGTGGCCTTACCTTTTTTGAACTCATTGAAGACTGCCACGGTAGACTTGCCAAACTGGCCCATAACTTCTTTGTATTGCCCGGAGTGCAACCGCAAGTTAAATTCCTTAACAGCATCGGCAACCTTGTCGGTGTTGAACGCCCCAGCCTGCATACCTTTAGTAATGATGTTTACCATGCCCTTAGCGCTAACGCCGGCATCTTTAAAGGTTGGTGCGTATTCGTCCAGGGTGTCCAAGTAGTCATCGGCTCGGTTGTTGCCGTCTTGCATTCCCTTAGCAACCACGTTAAGGGCTTCTTTGCCACTCAGCCCCATGTTCTTCTGCAATTGTGAGACTGATTTCAGCACATCGCCGTAGTCACTGCCCGTTCGCTTGGCCAAGGTCGTAACCTGATCGGTCAACTTGGCGAGCTGGGTATCGTTCAAGTTACCGAAGGCCGTTTTGACGTCCGAAACAGCGTCTACGGCCTCGTCTACCGACTCCACGACACCTTTACTCATGACTTCCTTAACAACACTCATCGCGTCTTTAGCAGCCTTTGAAGTGCCACCCATGGAGGCCTGCATTTTGGCTTGTCCATCGGAGTAATCCATAGCGGCCTCAATAACGGAACCACCCATTTCCTTGGCTTTGTCGCCGACTCCAGATAGTGCGTCTCCTGCTTCCATTAAGTTGTTGGCGTCCAGCTTATCGTTCAGTTGGTCCATACCATCGCCGGCGTCCTTACCCGAATCTCCCAGTGAATCCAGCTTATTTTCTAAGTCAACCACCGAAGTCTTCGCATTATCCAGTTTGGCTGCCATTTGAGTTGCTTCCGTAGAGTTCTCACCATAAGCTGTTTTGGTTTGCCGTAATTGTTCCTCCAGGTTGGCGACGACCTTCTTTGCTAGCTCAATCTGTTGTGAAAGCTGACGTTGTGACGTAGCCGTCTTCTCTGATTCGCTGGCATTATCGCCTAATTCCGCATTCTCCAGCTTAATAGCCGAGGTTAAAGCTTTCTGTTTGGCCTCTAACTGGGTCCCCTCGGTTTGTAGACCATTCAGCTTGTCCTTGGCCTCCAATGCCGATTTACCATTATCGGAAAGATCATCATTCACCTTGTTGAGTTGATTGCCTAAACTAGCTTCAGCCCGCTGGGCGTCCAACACCTTTCCTTCCATTTTGGCTAATTCGGAAGTGGTAGCATTCCCGGAATTCTTCATGGTCTCGTACTGGTCAGTAAGCAATTGTGTACGCTTTTTAGCGGCTTCAAACTGATCAGATAACTTCTTCTGCTTGGCGACTAGCTTATCAGTGCTACTGGCATCGTCACCCATTGCGGCAATGTGGGCCCGGTACTCTTTGGCTGACGTGTTCATCACCGTGTTGAGTTCCTTGACCGTCTTGGCCAGTTCAACGGCACCATCAGCCTTAAAGTTCAGAACAACATTAGCTTCGTCCTTACTACCTGCCATTGTTTTACCTCCTTTCTAGTTCCAGAATGGCACCTGATCCATGTAAACATCATGACTTTCCTCGATAGCGTCTGGATGGTTAATTTGTAACCAGGCTACCCACGACTTTAGATAAAGATTGGGGGTTGCTTGCATGAAAAACTCAAACGTCCAACCGAATGAAGATTGCGCCGTAACCAAATAAAAGTCCCATGGAAATTCACTATCTCCCTGGGACTTCTTTTGTTTAGGCGCCTTTATTTTTTTGCATCGGCGTCTTGGAACCCTTGCTTCTTCATGATTGCCAACGCTTCGCCAACCACATTTGGCACGTCTGCAAACGGGATAGCCCGATTCATTTCCTCAAAAGTGCATTCGGTGCCACCACCAATCAGTAGGCCATAGACCAATGACCAAACCAGATTCATCGTCTTCCGATCGTTCTTAACGACCTTCCGTTTGAGCATGGTATTTAGGTCCTTTTCAAACTGTGCATAGCCTTTGCCATAAGCCTCTTCGATTGCATTAATCGAAGTGAAATTTAGCATGGCCGGGACCTTCTGGCCTTGAATGTGGATGAAAGTCTGGTCGCTAAGGTGAACTAAGTCACTTAATCTTGCCATCTAAAATCCTCCCTATTCTGCAGATTTACTAGATTCAGAGTCACTAGCCGAAGCTTCAGACTCGGTAACCGTTGACTCCGAACTCGAATTCTCCGTAGGCACAGTTTCGTCCGGCTTGCCTAACGTTGCAATCTGTCCCTTGTCATAAACAACTTGCTTCATAAAATCTTCAACCGTCAAAGTGGTATCCCGTTGGGAACTGTACTTAGAGAAAATAATGTGGTCGCCACTAAGTAGCCCGCTAGCATTAATGGTCATGGATACATCTTGTTCCTTGAACTCATCTTCTGACGTTTCATAACTTAACTCAGTCGCAGAACTAACCGAACAACGTGGGAACCACATGGCATCGTCAACACCATCTGATCGCTTGGCGATAAAACCAAATGCAAATTCGGCTGGCGTTGTTGCATCCGCCGTTGCAAACGATACCCCATTATTAGCGGTAACCGCGGTCAGCTTATCCAGCAGGACAGTTGGCAGTCCAATGTGATCCATACTAATTTCTTCCGACGTTTCTTGATTAACTTGTGCCAGCAAAACGCCCGATGCGTAAAGTGGCGTGGACTTCCCATTCCCCTTAACTTCTACCTTTTTTCCAATGGTCTTTCGGTACACCGTTTTGTCATACACTGGTGCGGTCGCCGAAGTTCCTGGCGTTGTCATCGGGACAAAGAAAATGTCCCCCAACGTTAACGTATATGCGTCTTTGTCTTGATTACTCTGTACCAAGCTTATAACCCCATTTCTTTCATAATTTTCTTAGTCATCAACTGACCAATCCTTTTCTTGTTGCTATCCAAAGTCGTGCGAGTAAAGTTCTGCGCGGCGATTGTCGGCGTTCCCTTATCCACAAAGCGCCACCAGAACGAATCGCCAAACGTCACGGCTACACTGTCATTCCGTTTGAATGTTTTCAGATTGCGACTCATCGGCCCATAACGTTTCGCCATTGAAGCGCTTGGATCACTAGGTAGGCGGGGGCGAAGTGCTTTAACGTATTCATCAGCTCCAGCTTGCAACGCGCCATCCGTTGTCGCCTTATCGACCTTGATTTTACTTAGGATTTTTGAAAAGTCCTCAAACCCATTACTACTCATTCTCTAACCCTCAAATACGTGTAAAAGTTATTGACCGTTGCTTCATTCACTAGCGTTGGGCTGTTCCGGAATCCCTCAAAAGGAACGTCCGCAAACTTCACTCTAAACGGTCTCAATTCATTCTCTACACCCGTCGTAAATAACGACACCTGGTACTCCGGGAACGTGTGAAGTAGCATTTGACTAGCCCGCACGTTCAAGTCGTCAACGTAGGTGTACACGTAATATGGGAACGCCGTGTTGGGCGGCGCCTGGTCCCGGTAAACCGGTAAGCCTAGTGACTTTAGCCGGCTAACAAATTCCTTAAAATCAATCAACATAGTTTAAGCTCAACTCCATATAGTGCCCGTCGTCATCTACATAAATTCTAGTGATCACAAAGGGGACACCCGCCACTTCCACACGGTTGTCCTTTTGGGTGATGGTCTTGTCGTAACGAATTCGCATCCGCTTGACCACATCTGTTTTCGCTTGCAGACTCTGATACTTCTCGGTAGCTGTAATTCCCAGTGTTTGAAAATTAAGTATTCGTTTGGGCTTCCACACGTTAGCAGGTCGGTCAAATTCATCAAGCCCTGGGCTCAACACTAGCAACTTAGCTCGATGCTTAAGCTTGTTCGTCAGTCGTGCCATTGGTGTAAACCTCCTGGATGAAGAACGGTGTCAGAGAATCCAACGCACCCGCCATCTCCTTTTCCGGCACACGGTAATCATTCAAAATTGCCGCAACCATAAAGATAAGTTGCTTGGGCTGGCGTCCCGTAGCCGCCTTCACATAACCCATTGCGGCACTTAGGTAATGGACAAGCATGGTGTCGTCCATATCATCCTCCCACTCAATGTGGGATTTAAATTCATCTACCAGTTCTTCTGGTTTCATATGAACTCACCGCCTAGGCTTTAGCGGTGGTAGCCACTTCCCACTTGTAAACTGCTGGCTCAAATGGACTGTAAACTAACTGGCCATCAAGCAAGTTATAGATCTTAAACCCAATCCGGTTGGTATCGGCGTAGCGCTCAACCAGTTTTTGAACTTCCATTGCACCAATAACATCTTGGATATAGAACTTGCTGAAGTCCCCGAAATAAAGTACTGGCACATCTGGTGCATCCTTCTTATCTGCAAAGTCCGTGACGTCAGTCGGGAAACCAACCAAAGTACCACCAGCGCCGTTTTCGGCTTGTGTGAGTGGCCGTAAGAGTGGGAATCCATCGGCCGTCTTCATCTTTTCGACCATCGTCAAGGCCGCGCGATTCATGATGAATCGCCCGTTCTTCATAGTCTCAGTTTCCGGCGTGTTCTTCATTTCAATTAAGGCATCGTAAACCTTTTGACCGGCATCGGCTGCCGTCAAGTCAGGCACAACAGTTGGCGCAAAGGCTACTGCTTTCTTCGCTAAGGCCCCTAAGTTGGTATTGTCGGCCGCGTCACCGTTGAACATATAATCGGCTTCTTGGCGCACGTAAGCCTTAGTAAGTTCTTCAATGACGATGTTTTCAACCGGTAATCCCGTCATAGCTAACAGCTTCTTAGTAACAGTTGCCAAGGCATCAAATTCAGCTGGTTCCAGCAGAACTTCATCGAACTCGATAGCTTCATCTGGGATTGGATCACCGTCAGCCCGTTCTTTCTTGTGCCCATTACCGACAGCCTTTTTAACCAAAACTGGGTACTTAACTTCACCCGACGTCTTTACAACTGACCCATATTTCCGCAGTAAGTTTTCTTCTTGTGCGTAAGTGATAACTTCGTCAGCAACCACTTGTGGCACCGTAACAGCCCCGTTACCAGCAACGATACCTAAGGACCGGGCTTCTTCAGCTGACATTTTACCGATAACCGTTTGGGCAAAGGCTGACCGAACTTGTTCATCACGCTTAACCTTGCTTAGCTTACCAGTGGACTGTAAGCCAGACCGAATTGCCTTTGTAATCCCCGCACGGGTTTCTTCATTGATAATTCCGCTACGGCCTTCGGATTCCTCACCACCATTTTCAGTACCGCCGCTTTCGCCCTGATCAGTTGGTTCATCTTCCGTATCAGGCCCATCTTCTTGTTGGCCACCACCGTCACCGGTTAAGTCGGCCAACGCATCAAGTACATCTTGATGAGCTTGGGTTTCCTTGTCCACAGCTTCTTGTAAGGCTTTAGCGTCTTCTTCCGTCAGCTTAGGGTCTTCGGCCCGGGTTTGCAGAGACTTTAATCGTGTTTCAGATTGTTCCTTCATTCGGGTAAGAGTTTCAATCATTTTCTTGTTATTCATTAGTGAGCGCTCCTTTAATTTGGTTGATCATTTTCTTTCGTTTTTCAACTAGACTAATCATTTTCTCTTGTCCCAGCTTGCTACGGTTTAATTGAGCATCCGTATCGTCATAAGCTGGAATAGTGACAATGGACACTTCATAAAGATCTACCGCCGTAATAGTCCGCGTCGGATAATCAGCGTTCGTGAAGTCCCACTCTTCGGCTGTCGGAACAAAACCAAATGAACACTTATCCACATCCCCACGTGTCATGCTTACCGCAAGGTCACGGGCCACGCTAGTGTTTGGCAACGTGACAGTGAACGCCAGTCCTTGTTCGTCTTCTTCCAACTCCAATGTTCCCGACTTGGTTCGTCCTAAAATATTGTCCCAGTTGTGATTATATAAGCATCGAATATCGCTATTTTCTGCCAACGTCTTGCTAAACGCCCCTGGTGCAATTTGCTCTAAGAACGCACCGCCAATATCCGTTGGTGAACTAAAAACAGACGCATGGCCGCTGACCGTTAAGTCTTGTCCATCGTCTGTTCCATCACGTTTATTAAACTTGCGAATATCGAATGTTCTAATTTCTTGTGTTTTCGTTGTCTTCACCCCCTTTCTTGGTTGGCAACGAATCATCCGTCGCATCCTTTTTCCCAATTTCAGTGAGATCATTAGAAATATAGATTGCTTGCGATTCTGGTGTGCCCTGCGGTTCAAACCCTAGCATCTTAGCAACATCGTCAGGCGTAGTAATCCCCGTCCGCACAATATTGTACCCAATGTTGGTCTTAACTGAATATGGCACAAAATCTAGAATATTAATCTTCCATTTGACTTGCCAACCATTGTCTCCAAAGAAGAGTTGCGTGTAGTGTTCACTTAAGTTTTGCAGTATCGGCCGCACGGCCTTGTTATGCAGATACATCATGGCTTTTTCAACATCGGTCTCCATCATTTTTTGATAGGTATCCACGTTGATCCCTAGATACTTGCCAAGGTCCTTCTTATACACATTCAAGTAAGCAAGAATCTTGTCATCTTCAACCGGGGACTTTAGTGTATCAATTTCGTACCCCTTACCGAGGGTCAACATCTTCACAGTGTCCTGATTATCTAGACCCTCTAATTGTCCCTTGATTGCTGTCACCAGCTGACTTTGAGTGCTGTTAGCTGGGTTCAAATGGCTATCCAGTTTTAGCAGAAACGCCAACAGGCCGCCCTTGGCATACTTGTCGGTTAGAACCTGCTCTGCATTCATGACACCCGTTAACGTCCGTTTACCCAAGTATGCAAGTCCACGGCCGTGCAGTGGGTCTGTGTTGACCTGCTTAACGTGTCGAATCATCGAACCAGGAATCTGCGTCCCTCCAACCTTGAAGGTTTCAACTAATCTTTCGTTTAAGTCATAACTAACATCATTGACTAAATGCAACTCACTGTTCAAACGGGCTGGGAAGACTTCACCGCGAAGCAACAAGGTATTGACCTGTAATTTAGCAAACTCAAAACCGGTTTGATAATTATTAGGATGTTTGAGCTGCTTAATCACAGCGTGTGACGTATGCTCGTTGCCGTTAGGGTCAATCACGACCGGTTCAGCCATCGCAACCTGGTTGCTAATGTCATTGACCAGTTCGTTTACGTCCGATGACTGCATAATGGATTCATCGTTCACAAAGCGCGTGCCCCAGCGAATATAATTGCCTTTCAAATCGTCAACCCAGCCTCGTTTCTCAACCTGTCCGAATAGAAAATCTGAAAATCGTTGTCTTAATCCCATATTTTCACCTCCCTACTTGTAAATATTTTTGAGGTAGTTCGCCAATCCGTCCTGATCTACATACTCCATCTCAAATTGAGTGAACTTGTGTGCATCAAAGAATGCCGCAGCACCATCAATCTTCTTAATGGATTTCGTCTTACTAGGCGCCTTTAATCCATTGATGTTAGTCACGACAACGATGTTCAACAGGCAGTAAACCAGTAGCGGGTTGTCCGTAATCAACCGATGCTCGTAAATCAGTCTTTCCGTGTCATCCATAACTTCGTTAAGCACCGTCGGGTACTGGGCAACGGATACGCAATCCAATCCTAAGTTTTCCAGTTTCTCAATCATCTTTTGCGCCATGGCCGGATCATACGCGATTCGCTGGATATCATAGTCCGTCATGAGCTGTTTGATATATTCGATAATCTGGTCCTGGTCAATCATCTTACCGTCACAGAACTCAACGAAACCCTCTTCAGCTAGCTTGCGGTAAGGCACGTTATCTTCTTGCTCGCGATAATCAATGTTGTCATACGGGATAAAGTACCGTTGTTTTACCTTCAAAATTGGCTTTCCATCATCGCTAAAAGCGGGGATGTTAATTGACACGCAGGTCAAGTCGGTGGTCTTCGATAAGTCCAGCCCTAGCCAAGCCGCCTCACCTCTTAAATCGCCCATTTTATCGGGTTGTAGGATAGGTTCAACCTGGTCACGTGTGAAAAAGTTCTCTGCACCGTTAACAAAGACGTCTAGGTGCTTCGACAGGAACTCACCTTTACCGTGTTGGCTCCGTTGTGCCGATTTAAATTCAATTTCTAGGGCCTCCATCGTCACAGACACGTCAATATTGGGATTAACCTGCCGCCACACGTTACGGTCCGTCCAGTCATACCCCTTATTAGGTTCATAAATGAGAACTAGACGTGAATCGTCATTATCCTTATCCAGAATATCCTTGGATTCCTTATACACGCGCATCCCCACAGAACTCGACCCCTTACCGGCAGTTGAGATGTTAAACATAATTGGCTGCGCCCGTTCCAACATGGCAGATTTAAAATTGTCGTACTGCTCCATATTTTTCTGGGCGTGAAGTTCATCATTTAGCACGAATGAAGGATTAGAGCCCTCAATCTTACCGGTATTCTTAGTCATCACCTTAAAGCTGTTCTCAAAAGTCTCACCGTCAATTTGATAGCGATAAATCGCGCCAGTAATTGAACCGCCCTTCCCTTTGAAAATCTGTGAGTGATCATACAGAACTGGCGAATTCTCAATCAACGCACCAAATGGCTTGGCCGCATACTGTGCTTGATCAAAGTCGGAAGCGCAACAGTAAACGTCTGCACCAACCTCCCCTTCACCGTACATCGCATAGGCCAATGCTCCAGTTCCAATCAGTGTCTTCCCATTCTTCTTGGGAACTTGCCAATACACCTCTCGAATAGCGCGAACCGTCCGGCCTTTGTCGTCTACCTTCTGCCAACCATATAGTTGAGCGAAGCCGAACAGCTCCCATGGCTCTAAAACGATTGGCTTACCGGCTAAATCTCCCTTGACGTGATGCACATAGCTTTGAATGAAGTCTAGCGCTTCGTTAGCCCGCATGTTATCCCACCAAATATCCTTGCGTCGCTTCCAATGCTTATAGCGCTTAACGGCCTTACGAATCGTCATTGGATATTTTCGGGGCGTCTTGCTGACCATTTCAGCATAGATGTCGGCATAGTTTGTTTCCGGTTCGATAATCACGCCTTTTTCCGCCACCTCTCACGTCTTTTTTGCAGTTCATCAATCGGCTTGCTTGCAGAACTTTCCGCATTTCCAGTGTTCGTATCAATTGTTGACCCGCCGGTAACGACTCGTTGCATAAGTGCTTTATTCGTCATTCCTAGCTTATCTAAGGCCCGTAATTTCTTTTCCGACCAGATATCCACCTGAACGCTTAAAGGGTGCTTAACGGCGTTTTTTGCACCGTTTTTGTTCTCATAAACCTGTGTCTCCGGAAACCCCTTATCCTTCCAGCGTTTGTACATGATTTCGTACACTTCAAACGTGTCCAAATACGAATCAATCAAGGGATCAAGAATCTGGCTGTATACGTCCGCATCGCGCAACAAAAAAAGCAGGCGTTTCCGCTCTGCTTCAACCTTTTCAGCCAGTTGTTCAGTCTCAACCTGTCGCTTAGTTTTGCGCCCCACGAAAACACCCCCTTTCCTATTTAAAAAATCTTGCGGACTGCGCGCGTGACCCTATGCTAACCTATCCTTCCCACGGCCCAAAAAATATTTTTCGAGAGGGGGGCTTCATCTAAAAGTAGGATGGGTAAACCTTGGGTGGCTTGTCTTCTTGTTCGTGTTCCACAATCGGGTGGCACCGGTCACACAACAACATGATGTTACTCGGCTCAAATTTAAGCGTTGGATCATCTTTAATCGGAATGATGTGATGATGTTGCTTATGCCGTCCATAAACGATTCGATGGCAACGTTGACACTGGTTGTGCTCTCTTAAATCGACTTCCATACAGACGTTCGCCCACTCATCGGAATGATAAACCGGCTTGTTGTCGTGATGATAGACTGACCGCCGTTTTCTCTTTGCCCGTTTGAACTTATCGCTGTACCCGTGCTCCTCGCAATACCGACCATGCTCAATCACGTTCTGACACCCAGGAAACTCACACAGTTTCTTAGCCATTGGCTTTGAGGAACTCAATAACGTCCTGCTTCTTAGTCACGTCATCAGGGATAGTAATACCCTTATCCTTAGCGTAGCTATGCAACTCTACTACCCGCATATCCTCCAACGGCTTAGGCTGCTGTTTAGCTGGCTGACTCTCCCAGCTTGGCGTATCTCCATTGCGGATAAAGTAGGATTGCTTTTCCTCCGTGTCCCAATAGATCGTACCGGTTGGCTTCTTGCCAATTTTCTTAATCATCTTCATTGCTCCTTTCGTTCACACAACAAAACCCCAGCATAACTGCTAGGGCTTTCTGAAGGAATGTAACTTATCAACGCCGGCGTATTTTTATGAGAGGGAGCTTTTCACTCTCCTTAATATTGGATTGGCGTTGAATGGATCATGTAGGACTTGAACCTACAATCGGACGGTTATGAGCCGTCTGCTCTAACCAATTGAGCTAATGGTCCACGGTCCCGGTCTGTTTGGAGGTAGTGACCGGGTAATGTTCTAGGTGGGGATTTGCACCCCACAGTGACATGTTACAGATGGATTAGGCACGGATATGGCCGTCTTTCAGGCTAACTCCACGGAAGAATTACTATCCATCTGTTTTTGTAGGCTGGTGACTACTCGGTCCATTTATGTGCCGCCATTTACCGTCACCTTTTACCAAGCCTTCGTCTGTCTCCCACTGTGTTTACCTATTACACCACTAGAACACCAAGTCTCGTACCTGCTTAGAGATAGGACTCGCGGCTCGTACCCACTTAAGGATAGGCCTACATTACGAGTAAGGATTTGCACCTTACATGATTATGATTGTCGTAATCCCAAGCCTTTTTGTTGTGGGCCAATCATAATCCGGTTTTCGCGTCTACCTATTCCGCCACCGCAATTTGTTTTCTTTTGATGTTACCAATATAATCCCATGAAACCTAGAAACCACTGTATTCTACCTGTACAGATAAAATACAGGTGAATCAAAACAAAGATATACAATCACCAATTTCCACATCAAGCCTGTCTTCAAAGCCGCGTTTACGCGATTCCCATCGGTCTAGGAAGTCTAACGTCCGGTGCAGTTCTGCCGATTTATGGTAGATCCAGTCAATCCCGTATGGAAAATCTGGGTCATCCGCAATATCTTCCAGCGTCATACCCTCGATGTAGTGCATCCGAAGAAAATCATGTTCGTATCCGTGAAAAGAGTCCACTAACGTTAGTAGCTCCTGCCGGTCGGCCTCACAGTCTCTCAACTCATTCTGCAAAGGTGGTAGTTGGTCCAGCACGTGCGATCCACGCGATTTTCCATTCAACCGAATTTTAGACAAGTCCCCCGACGCCCAACGTTCCTCTTCCCGCTTCACCTTCCTAATTTGCCACCGTAAGTAACGGCAGCGTTCTTCTAAGTCCAGATATTCTTGGAGCCATTCGTATCTACTTTTGTCCTTACGTCGTCCCAAAATACCGTCACCCCGTGATATAATTAGTTGTCAGATAAATTAGATCACGTGGCGTTCCGGCACTTTGCTGGGACGCTTTTTTTACAAAAATCAAAGTTGATTCTCCAAGTCTTCTATTCTTCCAGTTAGTGCATTGACATATGCATTCATAGCAGACGCTTGCTGGTGCATGTACGATTGTTGGTCCGGAGATACTTCATCTCCATGATTCATCAGAAAAGTGACCAAGTCATTTCGCTTAGTATAAACATCTTCGCGCTCTTTTCGTAAATCCCAGTAAACTGTTTCAATGTCATCAATCATCTTCACACCTCACTCATCTTCTTATACTTAATCCCATACTTCTTCATAGCGTGGTAAACCGCACCTATTGTAATATGCCAATTCTTAGACAAGCGTTCGTCCTTCCGGGCGGCCATTAGGATTTCATAAGACGTCATTTCTTCGGTGTTCAGCTCCTGTAGGAATTGTTTCCACTGATCCCCACGTTCACGCATTGGCCGCTTAGATACTTTATCAGTAACACCAGCTGCTTTCTGTACCCGTGTCACCTCCTCAGGCGGTGCATTACTGATACTGCCGTATTCGGATTCAACTTCGTGCAGAACTGATAGATAACGTGGTTCCGTCATACTCACACCCCCAGTGTTTCCATGCACTCACTACCGAAGTAAATCAAGAACATGGCTTCGTCCTTTTCCGCCCAACTCTTAAATATCTGTCTAACCTCATCAGGAACGCCCTGATCTAACGCCTGGTCAACCTTACCACCGTAATCCAGCTTATGAATGAACTCGCCTACAATTTCCATTGGATACACACCCAGCCCAACCGATAACACCATTAGGTAGGTGGCCACCTTTTCAAAGTCTGACTTGCCATCCATTTAGTCCACATCCAATTCGGTTTGGTCTGGATTTTCTTCCCCATCACCATCAGTATCCAATTCCGTTTGATTAGGCGTAACTACAATGCGCACCACATCGTCCACAGAGTCCGCCAGGGCTTCCATGCGGCCCCGTAAGTCTTGGGATGGTACCTCGATGCGTAACACTGTAATCTTGCCGTCCTTACGTGACTTGTTGGTCATGTTGGCAATGGTTCCGTAGAATTCCAAGCTGTTATCTTTAATTTCACTCATAGTTATTTTTCTCCTTTGGCTAAAGCCATTGTGATAAGTTCTTGAAGCACTTCGTTTTTCTGTCGGATAGTCAGCCGATGAATGGCCTTCCGTTCCGGATCACTAATCTTCAGTGGGTTCCGCTGGCACCAGCCTAGCGTTGCCGCCAAGTCATAATGGCGCTCCTCGAATTTGAGGAGTACGAACCGCCGGTAAATTTTCTGATCTAGGTTCAATGGGCGTCTACCTCCTAAATATTCGTTGCTTCGATCCAGTCGTATAGTAGGTTGTCACGTACTAGTGGCTGGGTTGGCTTGCGTTGCTTAGTAATCCCCTGGGCAATCGTCTTAAAGTCATGCTTTCTGACCACTACTGCCTCGACCGGAATCCCATTAGCCATCGCAAACAACTTGAAGCGTAATTTCACGCTGGCATCAATCCCGTATACCCCAAATGAGTTTTTAACATCATAAATATGCAATGGCCCGTTCTCGTCATAAATCAAGAAGTCCGGCGAGTAAATTGTACGTGGGACTTTCAGCCTGCCATCCCGAGGTAACTGGGTTAGCGGCCACAATGTGTAATGAGGATGGACTTCAAAATTCAGCCCGCTATCTCGAACAAACCGTGTGTAGAAGTCCGCTTCTTTTTGGCTATCGAAAATGTAACCATCTAGCTTAACTTTCGTTCCACGCCGATTGAGCGCTGTTGGCTGCTCCAAACTACGTCACACTCCCTCAGATACTTTAAACTCGGCTACAAAAACCTGACATTTTCGTTCATGATCATAGAATGTTTGCACTCTCATCGGAATGTTTACATATTTCCTAACAATCAAGTACATGAATAATAAGAATCCGTCACCCTCATCGGGAGAGTCCTTCGAAAATTTCTTGTATAGCTGATTAATCCTCTCAGTAATGTTTTTTCTTTTTCCCAAGATTGTCATCTCCATTCTTAATCTGCCTTTGCTCTTCTTTGGTCAAAATTTCAATATAATCAATCTTGGCTTTGTCCAATTGCGAGTATTGAGTCGTGTCACCCTGGTACGCCTGCACAAGTGCATCCACAAACTTGCTTCCATCTTCCAGATACTGCCAATTCTGTAGTGCCTCGGCCTGGGCCGTTTCGATAGCGAGCCACACATTTTCGACCCGCTTGTCGTCCAGTTCCTGGTACACAGCCTGCAGCGCTCGGTTGTCCGGGTTGGCTTCCACGGTCTCCCGTACCATCAACCGGCGCCGATGGCACTGCTTGGCCTTATTCAGATATAGCTTGACTGCCCGCGACTCATGCCACCCATTTTCGGCCATAATGGCCCGATACTCTGGGTAAGTCATATATCCATCAACCATCGGCACTCACATCCAATTCCTGGAATTTCATGGTCCGCCCGTTGAACTGGTATGGGATCGTTGCTTGCCAACCCTCCCGGTTCTTCTTGACCAGTAGGTTGGTCACATCTTTGACCGCCTTGTCCCGTGCCAAGAACGCTACAACATTACTATCCTGCTCTACAGACCCAGACTCCCGAATATCACTTAGTTGTGGTTCCCGGTCTTGACGGTTCTCAATCCCCCGGTTCAATTGCGTCAGGGCTACGATTGGAACATCAAATTCGTTTGCCATCACTTTCAACTCCCGAGTGATTTCGCCAACCTGCAAATAGCGTTCCTTCATCGCTGGTACAGTAATCAACCCGATGTAGTCCACGAATGCCACGTAACAGTTTTTCTTGGCTGCGCTGGCATTCCGGCGAATCACGCTAGTAATCTGTCCCAGCGTTTTCGTCTGATCGTAAATGGCTAAATCAAGCTCACCTAGCTGTCTAACCGCTTGGACCACCACTTGTTTCAATGTCGGCGTAAGCGTACTAGCGGAACTTCTCAATGTTGTTGACGGCACCCCAGTGCGATTAGCAATGAAACGGTTAACCATCTCACGCTTCGTCATCTCTAGGGTGAAGTAGTCCACGTGAAGATCTGGATTCTCGGCCAACATCTTCGCCGCCAAGTTGACGCTGTAAGCCGTCTTACCGACACCCGGCCGCGCACCCAGAGTGAAAAGCATCCCCCCATAGAAACCACCTGCCAGGCACTTATCCAGTTGTGGATATGATTTAATGCCCGTCTCTGTTGGGTGGTCCAGGTTATAGGTCAACTCTTTAAGCTGGTCATCAATTTTCCCGTTGTCGTTTGCCACATCAAGATTGGCCAGATTATTCGCCAGCGTTGTCAGATTCACCAGGTTATCCGCAAACGGCGCATCATGGTACTGTCGAATCGCCTGCTGCAAATCAGACTGAATCTTCAAACGGTGTAGATCACGGACCAGCTCCGGAAGGTTCGCATCAGTGACGGAGCTGTCTCGCAGCTTAACCAGGTCCTGGAAGCTCATGGTCATCTGGGTGGATAAATACCGAGCCTTCCCATAAATGATCATGAGCGACTCACTGTCAGCCTGCTGAATGGCTTCAAAAATCGTCTGATAATTCCCAATCATGAACCAATCACTGTTGGCATCCAAAGAATCAATGTTCTTAGGGTGCTTCAGTAAGGCCGCAATGATAGACCGTTCAACTTCACCGTTCACTGGCTACATCCCCTTCCTGTTTATACTTTTCTTCCAATTCTGCTAGTAACTGGGCATCGCCGGCGGAACCAGCCTCTGTCGTTAGGTGCGGTGGTTCAGCGGGGCGTTGCTGGGGCTGCTTCTGTTGTGCCGCTCTGGCCTCATTGACGTAGTCATCGAAGTGAGTGGCTCCAAACAACGTGTTAGGCCGAAGATACTTAGCCATATCTGGATTATCCTTCCATTCCAGTGACTTGTAATGAATAACTAAACCAAAGTCGTGTTCCGTAAACTTCTCGGCTATTCGTGCTCGGATCAGTCCACGCGTCTTATCGGTGACATGATACTTGTGGCCACTTTCCGCATTCAGATAATCAACAATTTTCTGGTAATCAATAGTTGGTTTGCTCGACGTATCTTTCTTCTCTTTATTCTTATCATTCTTGTTTGTGTCCACTTGATGTTCATTTGATGTTCGGTTGATGTTCACTTGATGTTCACTTTGCTGGTACTCACCCCAATTGAGCACCGTAACGACGCTGTATTTCGAGGTTGATTTGATGTCCAACATTTGCTCACTCTCGAATTTCTTAAGCCATCTCCAAACAGAAGTGCTGTTCACTTGCTGTCCACTTTGAACACCTTGATTCATCTCAAGTGTTAATGCGGCGCGCCCGGTAACCAATTGTCCGCTGTTCAATACTATTTCCTGGCCATTAAATAAAAACTTATTCTGGCTGTGGTTAGCCTTCATTAAGATGAGCAACCACAGCTTAAGCTGATCGGAATTAGTCCAGACGAAGGACGACTGAATCTTTCGATACAACTTAATCCATCCTTGGTCTGACATTGTTTAACCTCCTAGCTTAGAATGGAATATCGTCGTCACTGATGTTTACGCCGCCACCATTACCAGTAAAAGGATCAGTGGGTTCTGGTGCGGGAGCGCCGTGTGTAGACCCCATGTTATCCGGAATGCCAGCCGCCGCATTGTCTAAGTCCTTATGTGACTTGATGACCGGGTTCTCTGCCATTGGCTTGTGCTTAGACGCCTTGAAAGATTTAACCGACGGACGTAGCGTGCCTTTCAAGTCCTTCTCCATCGTGACAACCACAATAATCGGTTTACCTAGCATTTCTTCAGCCCAATTAGATGGGGTCCCGAAGTCATGCCCATTCTCGTACATCTCTGTAGCCTTGGTCAGGGCATTAAAACGCCATTGCGCCTTGGGCGTTGCCACGAAATTATCGAACTGAATTACAGCCCCTTTAGCTGGCTGATCCACGTCGGTACGTACCCGGTAATTCAAAACCTCCATTTTATTTCGCGTCTTGTTCGTGAGCTTATCTGCAAAGCTGGTGGCGTACACTTCGTATTCCCCCGGATTGGTGACTTGCTCAATTCCTACGTTCTTTTCATCGTATCCAAAGCTCATAATTAATTACCTGCCTTTTCAGATTTTTGTTGCTCTTCTTTATCCTGCTTAGTTGCTTGTTCCTTAGATACAGTGGTCTTCAATGCCACGTATAGATTGCGTAAGCTAGATAGTGGCCACTTTTCTAGCGGAACCTTCGTCGTAGACCGCTCAATTTCTAGCTGACCAGCTTCGCTATCTTTAACCAGACCCATAATGGCGGCCAGCGCTTTTTCGACTTGTTTATGTTCCTCTGCCTTGACGTCAGTACCTTTTTCGGCCCAGTCGTAAATCTTATGCCCGGTCTCACGGCTAAGTGGGTCGGCATTAGTAAAGATGGAGGAGTTATCCTTAGTGGCTTGGGCTCGGTGGTTCTCGTACACCTGGAAAGCGATAGCAAACTCATATTCCAAGGAATCCTTTTGCTCCATCTTCAAGCCCACCTTCTCGACTTGGATTTTTCCGTTGTCATCAGTGGTTACCTCAACCCCCTGTTTACTACGGACCGTGGCAATGACGTGAACATCCTGGTTAGTGAGTAGTTTTAAAAAGTTGCGCTGTTCAGGAGCTACATTCTTCCACCCTTGCATTCCGCCACCATTGTCATCCACTTGTTGCATGACACCACCTTCATCACTCCAGGCGTTGGAAATACCGTCAATAATGATGACCTGACATCCATATTCTTGGAGGCTCCGGAAAGCATCAAGGTAGTGTGCCGCATCAAACGGTGCACTTAAATCAACCTTGGGAAACTCACCGATTCGAACACCATCGTGTTCTGTGTCCACGTACAAGTTGGTACGCTTGTGTTCCGTATCAATGACACCGACCTTATCCCACTGGTCTTCATTACTGGCATCCGGGTACATGCGTTCCATCATCCCCTTAGCCACCAACAACGATCCGATGGTTTTACCTGAACCACTGGCGCCCATAACTAAGATGGGGACCTTAATCTTTTGGCGCTTGGCTTTTACAATTTTTGCCATTTAATTGGCCACCCTTTCATACTTAATTCCGTTCTCATCAATCCAATGCCGTAGGGCTAACAACTGTGCGTGTGTCCCGGTAAGCTTCAACGTTGTGGATAGCAACACCGCTTCTCCCGTCTCGGTATCGACCAGTTCACCGTTATGCATTGTCTGGTGCGTAGCGGCCACTGCCTTAGCGGTCTCGTCGGCTTTGCGTTTCCGTTCCGCTTCCTCATGAGCTTTCTGGGCTGCCTGCTCTGCGGCATGGTCAATACCAACTAGTATCTCAGTCACTGTCGCCCCACGGCCTAGCTGGACAATCCAGCCAGAGGGCTCAATGCCTTTGTTGTCGGCATACAGCTTAATGGTCTGAACGTCAGCAGCACGCTGGTCGTGGTCCTTCTTCAGCTGAGTCATGTCGGCAGCAATCTCGTCGATAACCTTCTTTGTGACCTTACCGCTCTTAGTAATAGCTGACTTATTTAGCCATGACGGACGCATTTCAATGTCGGTCGCCGAAATATTGTAGTTTCCCGCCATCTCAAGAATCACCGAGTCAACTGCCATGCGCCGTACTTGTCGCTCTTCGCTCTCAACTGCTTCAATCTTGTCATCCAAGGGAACTAGAATAGCTTGAATCTTTTTCTTGTAACCATTCATGGTCTCATCGAAGGTGGCCGCTGGTTTCTCATAAGCTCGCTTTACTTCTAGCCGGCGATCGTTGATTGACTTAGCAACCTTGTTCAGCTCAGCCCGCATCTTCTTGGTATCTGCCACATTATCCGCCGTGACCACAAAATCACGACCGTACTTGGCAACCAGTTCATCGACTGCCTGGGCTACTGCCTTTTCGTTCTTAATAATGATTGGCGATGGGGTGACATCGATGAGCGGCTCCGCAAGTACTAACGAATCAGTCATCGGCAAGCACCTCTTTGTAACCTACGGATAAGTTAGATTCGTATTCCTCAGCTAAGCGCTGTACCGCATTCAGATACTCTTCACGTGAAAGCCCCGTTTTCTTCGCAATAATCATTCCTGAACACACCAGTCCAAACATCAAATCATTTCTCGACATATTAATTGCTTCAACTTTGATATTTTCTTCATCATCACGTAAGTTTGTGATTTCAATCTTTGATGGCTCCATATCTTTCCTCTTTCCGTGGTATAATCCACTTGAAATATGTTTTGTTTCGGTCAGCTATTTGCGGTAGCTGGCCTTTTTGTTGTGCCGCCACAGTTTAAACAACCACGGGTGCTTTGGTGACCGATAAACCAGGTCGGCTAGGGTGCGCACGTGAATAATATGATCACACCCTTTCTAATTAGATTCACGGCGAAGCTTCATGTACTCCTCATCACGTGCGAGCACCTCAAACTTCTCCCACTGCTTGAAACGGTATGTTGCCAGGGCTTGATAACTCGCCGGCGTCCGCATTAACTTCTCGTGCCAGTGTGCTGCTAGTTCTTTATTTGTCATGATTTTGTTTCCACCTTTCATATCCCAACCGAATGGGTAAGCCTATTCCAAAAACCAAAGTGAATAAGATTACTGTTTCCAACTACATCACCACCAACTCAACCATGATGATTCCTAACAAGAACATCACTGACCAATCGGCCCACTTTTCATCTGGTGCTAATAATCCGCACCAGTCATAGATGGGAGCCATCAGACTTTTCCACATTGTCTTAATTTCAATCACCACACCGTCACCGCCCTCGCACAGACTTTTAAATTTCATGGACTGCGTAATAATCATCAATCGATTTTTTAGAAATCCGTTGAACTCCATCTTTAACCGAGACCCGCAATCCGTCCTTGATGAACTTAGTCAGCGTTTTGTCATCGACATTGGCATATATCTTTGCCTCGCCCTTTTTCATCCAGAATGGCAATGCTTCTTGCTTTGCAGCTAACTTGAAGGCCTTGGTAGCACTAGCTATCATGGTGTCTTGTAACTCTTTCATCGCATCGTCTGTTAATTGAATTGCTAAAGCCATACGTAGTCACCACCCTTCTTGCAAAAATGATTAGTTCACCTTAGATCTTAGTAAACGAATAAACTCGTTTCTGTTACCGAAAAAAATATTATTTTTCGGTATATGGTAAAGCCTAGACAGGTCATTCATTTCTGAAAAGCCAATCTTAGAGCTATCCTTTTCAAGCGCAGCCAACGTCTGATAGTGCACGCCTATTCGCTTAGCCGCCTCAGCCTGCGAATAACCTGCGTTTCTACGAGCCGCCTCTAAAGTGATTTGGATTGTTGTTCCCATTCCTTTGCCCCCTCTCTAATACATAAGTCATGTTAAACGAGTTTATTCGTTTTGTCAACGACTAAACTCGTTTTTTTAATTAATAAATTCGTTATTTTGTTGTATTCCACGAATTTATTCGTTATAATAACATCATACATTTAAGGAAGTGATTTTATGCCTCGCCATGAGCTTTCGCCTTTGGAAAAGCATATTCGCGGAATAATTTCTACGAATTTAAAAAATTATATGACCGAAAAGCATATGACTCAGGCTCAATTATCAAAAGCCACTGGGATCCCGGCATCTACCATATCAGGATACGTTGCCCGCCGTTCTACACCTAATGCTGGGGCCGTCCAAAAGATGGCTGATGCTTTAGGACAGAACAAGGCTGATATTGACCCACGCTTTCACGACAGCGAAATACTATCCACTTCACCTAGTTCAGAAATCATTAACGAAACCGCTAAGGTAATGTCCCAATTGAACGCCATGTACCAAAAGCGTGTCTATTCTTATGCTAAAGAACAATACGAAAATCAATCTTTAGCCTTTCCTGAAACATTGGCTGCCCATCAGGCAGATAGCAGCCACATCATCAATGACGATGAAGCTAAGAATATTTCGAAATTCTTAGATGCCGCCATAGATAGACACGAAAACCGGAACAAGTAAGGTGATCTTATTTGGAAATGTCGAAATTTGAAGAGCTTGAAGCCGTCTACGAAAAGTATGTCGAAATCATTGAATTGCGGGGGCTTAAAGAACACACGGGGATGTATGGTGCTTTTAAAGTTAAAAATGGGAAACCATTCATCTTTCTTGAACCCAATCAGCCAGAAGTTGACAAGCAAGTAATTCTAACTGAAGAATTCATGCATATGTTGACTTCTGTTGGCGTAATCCTTAATCAAAGCCAACTAAAAAACAGACGACAGGAGCTACTTGCCCGTCGCCTTGCGTATAAAGCCATTATCAGCATTGACGATCTAATCCATTGCTACAATTTGGGACTCCAAAGCAATTATGAGGTTGCTGAAGAATTGGAGCTTCCAGAAGGATTTGTACTTAATGCCATCAATTATTTTAAAACACAGCTTACTGATGGCGATGTCTATAAAGGATATCGAATCCATACTACCGGTCCGCTATCATTTACTAAAGTTTCCGATAAGGCCTTGAGCTCATAGCCTAATGTCCAAATACTGACGACTGTAAAAGCTGAATCCCTTGGAGGTAATATCATGAAGAAACTTATCACTCTAAGTCTTGCAACTCTGACAACCCTCTCATTAGTCGCTTGTTCTTCCAGTAAGTCATCCAGCTCAAACGGTGATTCAAGATCAACAAGTTCTAAAGTAGCATCCACTCAAAACGAAAAAATTGCTAAACGAGTTTCCAAGGAATTCAATACCGATGGCGAAAAGGTTGTCACCACAAAAATTGAAACTAACGTTGTGGATGACCAATCTAAGACCAATAAGAATGGTGACCAGGTTCCACACGAATCTATTAAAATATTAGTTACAGATAAGGCCACAAAGAACAAGATCAAAAAGGATAAAGCTGCTATTGATAACGGTAGTGCGACTTATGACCAGAAAATGTACATTCTTGGCATTCAGGAAACCATCTCAAACGCTGCAAAAAAGTTAAACAATAAAGATACAATTTCATTTGGTTATCAAGAAGACAGTGACAATTCAGTTTTAGTTGCTTTATCTATGAAAAACAAAGATGTTATTCAACATGTTTCCATCTAGACTAGAGAGATGATTTTATGGAAAAGACTGACGATGACCCATTAAAAGAAATGATGTTGAACCACGGTGCGGTCTTCACAACCTATCATGGTAAGCAAGCTGTTGACTTACGCGAAACTTTGAAACGCTGGATTGCGGTCTGGTTTGATGGCCACACCTACATCATAGAAGGGCAACGCCTATCCGACGGGGAATCTGAAGATATGGCTTACAACCTAATTAATCTGCTGGGGTACTTCGATCGCAAATACTTACGCAAATAAAAATAAATTGGAGATTCTAATAATGAATAAGTGTGAAGTAGATGGACAACCGATTCATATATTTAAAACTGGCAGCTCACAACTTAATGACGGATGGATATGTGAACCGCATGCGAAACAGGCCGGTTTTAAATCCGCCTTACAGCTTAACAAATACGCAAAAATAGCTACCGCCGCGGCTCTTAAACAAGCACTTACAGATGGGATTAATTACAAAGAAAAACTCGACGATATCCAAAATTCGGCTTCTGATCGTATTAAGTCACAAATTAAGAGTGCTGGTATCCCTAGTATGACTGGAATGAAAAAAGAATTAGCTGCTCTTCCGGACATTATCGATGATAAAGAAACAATTACATATGCTGTGAACGGAGGCCTTAAAGGCAATACGGTTCTAATGGTATGTACAAACAAACGCATATTATTCATTGATAAAGGTATGGTGTACGGGGTCAAATCGACAGAGATACCATTAGATTCGGTTAATGCAGTCAGCTACTCTAGTGGCATGTTGCTATCTAAAATATCCGTTACTAATGGCGCAACCACCACCCAAATTGTAAGTATTCCCAAAAATACTGCTCCCATAATGGTCGAACGTATCAAAGAAGCACGCGACGCATATCAAAAAAATATGACGTCCCCTGAAAAAAGTTCAAGCATTACCGATCTCCGAGAGTTAAAAGCTTTGTTAGACGATGGTATTCTTACCCAGGAGGAGTTTAACGCTAAGAAAAAGCAAATCCTGGGTATTTAATTGAGAAAATAGCCTAAACCCGGCATATCAATTCTCGTAGTTCTATGTATTTTAATCGGAAAATAAAAAAGACGTATCCCTCCCGCCAAGAAGTAAGATACGTCTCATCATAAACTCAAAGGCACTAGTGCGCCCTTTTACATACATAATTATAAATGAAAGGTGGTGATGCCACAAGTTACACTCCAAAAGTCCCTCGCACAGACAATTGGAGGATATAAAAATGAAGATTAAATCATATAAGAGTAAAGGTAAAACATATTACGAAGTTTCTGGGTACTTGGGAGTTATCAAAACGTCGGCTGGCGAAACCAAGCGAAAAAATTTTCATCGTCGCGGATTTGAATCTTCTAAAGCCGCCACCCTAGCCTACTCCCGAGAGCAAGAAATATTCGACAATATGGAGGCCCAATCACAAGAACAAGAATCCACCTTAAAATTCAAGGACGTTTACGCGATCTGGTTAGAATCTTATCAAGAAAGTGTTAAAGAAAGCACCCTAAATCGAGTGGAAGGCATCTTTAAAAATCACATTTTACCTATGTTTCAAAATCGAGATGTCACTAGTGTAACGTGGCAGGAATGTCAAAGCACTGTTCTAAAATGGCGAAAGAACTTAGTTGACTTTAACAAGGTAGCTCAATACACCCGGCTTGTTTTCCGGACAGCACAAAAAATGGGGCTTATCTCCACCAATCCAATGGATCTCGTTGATGTAACAAAAAATAAGAGCGTCTCTGAAAAGACCAAACACAACTATTGGACTTCCCAAGAGTTATCCTTATTCCTTAACTATCTCACTAGGGTTGATGAAAATACACCACGGTATGATCGGCTAGCACTATTCTATCTACTGGCTACTACTGGCATGCGGAAGGGCGAACTCCTCGCGTTGACTTGGAATGATGTTAATTTCGCCAAGGGGACGGTATCGATTGATAAAACAATGACCAGGAAGCTAGATAATGGGCAAACTGTAGGTAGCCCCAAAACACAAAACGCATACCGTACACTTGCGCTTGACCCTGTTGCCGGTAAATACTTGAAAAGATACCGTAAAAGTTTACTGGTCATTCCCACCAAAGACCAACGAATTTTTCGAAACCAACAAGGTGGTCCATTATCCCTAATGACCCCGAATCATTGGTTAGATACTCTCATAGACCAGGTAAATACACAAAATTCTAATGTACACTTGCCACGTATTACGGTACACGGATTACGCCACACCTTTGCTTCAATTCAAGTAATAAACGGTGTCAATGTCAAGGCCTTACAGCTACAACTTGGTCACTCAGATATTGAAATAACGCTCAACATCTATACCCACCTGAATTCAAAACAGGTTGCCGCGCAAGTCTACCAAATTAGCGATGTCATCTAAAAATGGTTACAAAATGGTTACATTAGCATCCAACTTTATGCTATTTATTCCGTATAACGAAAAACAAAAAGGCCGGTAAATCAACGTTTTGCCGTTGATTCCCGACCATTCCTGATACAAAATGCGCCCCCCGAGAGTTGCGCAAAAGGCCCACAAAACGCCGGGGTAAAGCATTCCTGTCAAAATTGGTTACAAAAATGGTTACAATGTGCGAGGGACTTTTTTATTACATACCAAGCTCAAAAAAGGAACACCCGTTACGAGTGCTCCTTTTATTTAAGTAATGGAAGAGCTAATCCCCACCAACATGTCAATGCATTTGATATGTGATCTTACCCCCATCATTGTGAAGATGTACAGCACCAGGTCCTAACGTACACCCCGTCAATATACCGCTTAACAGTATCATGATAATTATAACTTTTTTCATCTCAAACCAGTCCCTTCATCAGCAGCTACACGCCGATAGTACTAGGCTAATACATTTCCTTGGTACGTTCATTTTGTTTCCCAAATTCTGCACGTGAACATACGCAAAAAGGCCACCCACCTCGTTAAGAGATGAGTGGCCTTAATTGACTGTGAGGTGACCAAACCGCACCGTCTATTTTATTCTACGCTACTTTAACTTCTTGACAAATCTGGTATTGCTTGTGATATACAAGCCATTGCCCAGACGCAGCCGAGTAATCTTCCCGTACTTAACAACTTTCGCAACATCAAAGATAGTTCCCGGCTTGAAGCGTAGTTCTTTCTTCTTGAAAGCTTTGTCGTGGTACCGCGTTACCGACGTAATCGCCTTAACTTGCTTAGCGGCCGCCAGATAGGTTGGCTTATCGCTGGTAACCTTAGCTGTTCCACCAACGCCGTTCTTTAAGTCCTTGGCAAATTGTTCCTTGGTAATTCCCCATTTTTTCAAGTAGCCATATGGGTCTTGGTGGTCTCCCCACAGATTATCGCTTACCCACTTGTGAGACTTGATTCCCTTGCCGGAACCGTCCAGCGTGAGTGGAATGCCGTACTTCTTAGCATAATATCGGATAGCCCACACATATCGCTTATACGACTCATTGAAGCGTTTCTGACTGTCCACGTGAGCCAGCTCCACTTGGAACGGGCTACGTTCATTTGCTGGGCTTCCGGCCCCATAAGCCACATAACCCGGTGTCCCAACGATATAAATGCCTTTGTCGTCCACGATGGCGTGTGTGTAAGCGTTCTGCCAGTGTCCTTTCATATAGTTAGCTTCGTTTTTCGCGCTTCCCACCCCCTTGTTATTGTCGTTACCTGTATCGTGTGCCACGATATAGTCAAGCGTGGCCTTAGATGAACTTCCTTGGTTAGTTCCTAGTTCGTAGTCATAGTTAAAATCGTAACTCATTTATCTTCACTTTCCTTTCCAACGTTTTCAGCCATCTTCTTGAAGCGAGACCGCAAGAAATCAGGAATTGGAAATCCCATGACTTCAAGGTTTTCAAGAATCGAAATGGCATATTCGGCGATATAAAAAAGGACGATCGAATTTGAAATGGTATCAAATCCGAGAACGTCCAAAACTGGGTAAATTGTGATGACTAGCAACATGATTAAAAGGTGCTTGGCGAGACCATACAGCCCGATTGAGCTATCTGCCCCATCTTTAGCGCGTGGCGAGAATGACTTAACAATTCCCGTTAGTAAGTCTGCCACTACCGCCCATAAGAACGCCTCAATAAGTGGATTATCCACCATCTTAGAAGCAGCACCTAAAACCAGTTCCCAGTCGAACGGGACTGGTGGCATAATTTTCTCCTTTACGATTGATTATAAACTCTGATTCCATTGGATATAGCTACGCTTATTACATTTTTATCACTGATTGAAAGATCATAAATGATGCCTTTGTCCACAGACAAATCCCAAATAAATTTTCCGTTTCGATCAAACTTAACGACATGCTGATAATTAGTGATGATATATAAAGATTCTGATTTATCCAAGTATATATCTTGTATAAAGATTGCACCAACGTATTTAGAGATATCAACAGACATAATTTCGTTCTGATTGAAATCAATCTTTTTCACATAACAATTCGTAAAATCATATTGAATAATCAAAATTCCGTTTTTTGTAAGAAGCGAGTGGTCGCCAACATCAATCAGTTTATCTGATGTTTTTACTCCATCAAGATTATACAAATTATTTCCATGATAAATGCCTAAACTCCCTACAACGATATTGCTAAACAACGAATACACAACATTTATATCCCAAATTATATTCCCTTCAAAGTCCATTTTTCTAAGTTTTTGCGTTACTGATCCTTTTGTACCAAAAATGCTATAGCAGATATATAGCATTCCCTCAAAAAACTTCATTGAAGGATTACCTCCCCCGTTAACAATAATTTTTTCCCAAATTATATTGCCAGACAAATCAATGCAACTAACACTATTCTGTATTGGATTAGTATTCACGTTTTTGGCTACTAAAAATATCATTTTACTTTCTATAGCAATATCAACAATGATTTTTTCAAATATTTTTGTCCACTCAATTTTCCCTTCTGAAAAGCAAATTAAAATTGTTTTGTCCAATGTATCATCAATAGGCGATGCACTCACGATTGTTTTGGAATCATACTCAGCCACGTGTGTAAACATTAAATCATCGGATATTTTTAAATCAGCTTTAGAATACGAAACAGTTTCTAAAAATTTACTCAACACATTTTTAAAAACAAGTGATGTTCCACCCATGCCATCATAAGAATAAATACCATCAATTTTTTTTGCTGTTTCAATATCAATCAGTCCTGACAATTTTTTACCATTAGAAATATTTATAATTCCCAAATCTACGCCTCCTCAGACCACGATACGATTCCTTGCATTCCTTTTTTTGATAATTCATTGGCTAGTGCAGACGCGTTGGCGTCGCTATCCGTGCTTGCATAAATCGGGATAGCATTTCCACTAACTGTTGGTGCTACCGCAAAACTGACTATCCCGGTAAAGCTAACTGAATCAGCTACAGTGTGTGTCACCGAATCCCATTTTAAATAATTCGTTAAATCTTGAATTTCTCCCGGATCGCCTTTGATTCCTTTCAAATCAGCTGATTGATGCCAGTCCATCTGATACCAAACGAAAATTCTTGTATCAATTAAAAATGCATCGCCATCACTAGCAACCGAAGGTAAATCAGAGACCTTATCAACTAGACCTTTAAGCTGAATTCCTTGCCCAGGATCACCCTTTGGCCCAGTTTCACCTTTTTCTCCCGGCATTCCATCTTCACCCTTTTCCCCTTTGTCACCTTGTGGGCCACGTACAGGGCCAAGGTCAACCCAATTCGTTCCATCAAAAACATACAGATCGGCACCAATTAAGTATCCATCAGAATTACTAGCAGTTTCAGGCAAGCTTTTTGTGTCAACGACACTCCCTTTAATTGTCACACTCGTTCCGGGATCGCCTTTAGGGCCGGTTTCACCGTTTTCTCCCTTTTCCCCTTTCTCTCCCGGATTGCCTTGTGGGCCGCGTAATGTTGCTACTGTACTTTTTACATTTTCTACCAGTTGGGAAAATTGAACTTTGAAGTCTGTAAATTCAATAGTTCTTCCTTCAATATAATCGTTAATTTTCTTTCCCAAACTATCAACTTGCGTATTCAAAGTTTTGGAACTATCTGCGAACTCATTTTGCAGCTTTGAAACCAAGTCATTATAGGGATTGATGTAATCCTCTGGATCAATAGAATTCAAATTTGTGGCACCATAAACACTAATTTCAAAATTTCCCGTGGTTGATCGCTTATTGTCCTTCACAAAGGAAAAGTAGGCACATTTATATTTGCCCTCCGATTGAGCCACTTGTTCGGGAAATGTATAAGAAAATTTTCCTGTCTTTAGATCAACCGGTGCAACGTGCGTATCAATAATACTTTCCCCGTTACTCGTTACACCTTCAAATGCAATAGTAAATCCCGTTAAATCAAAAACTTTATCGCTGTCACTAACAGTTACATTTAGTCCATCAGAATTACCATCTCCAATTCTTAAAAAACTAATTGGATTAGGTTGGTCTTGCTTGTTAATATCCAGTCTTAAATTAAGCATTTTATTCCTCCTTAAAATTGTCTACCCTTTCAGCATAAGTCTTAAGATCAATATTTTGTTTTACCAATCGTTCATTTTCATAACCACGGCGCTTAGCTTTAAGTTCCCATGAAAATGGTGCATTAGGTTGATCACTTTCGACTACAAAAAAGGTCTCATCACGTGATGAAACCCAAACGTGTGCTGCGCTATAGGATTGTAAAAAAACTTGATAGGGGATGTCAGTTCTCACTGTATCGCCAAACAGAGATTCGATAGGAACGTTAATCCGTGCACTATCACCGGTCGTCGCCTCACCGATGTCGCCTAAATAGCTCTCTGCTGTTTCATAGGCCGGGGTAGCCCGCATACCATCACGAGTGACGTGTATGGCATTCTTAGAGCCTAAAACACTAAGGTTGCCCCAAAAATATGCATTCCCCATAAATCCCAGTGCATTTTGATTTCCACCATTTAGCTCACTATCTCCAACGGAAACCCATGCTCCTCCTGAATCAGTAGATAGACTGACGCCAGTTTTTCCTATTACACTTAAACCACCACGACTTGAAGACAGGATGTCATACATCAAGCGTCCTATTTCGTTTTTTTCAGAATCAAAATAGTTTTGATAAAAAGTCATAACTCCATTTTGCACTTCAAAACCATTGTTAGAGTTATTTAAACTT